ACTTTGTCGCCTTGACCGGAGATTTCACCCTCGTAGTCGGTGTTGCTGATTTCGGGCAAGATTGACTTGCTGTAAAACTTAGCCTGAAGGAGTTTGGAAAACACCTCTGGGATAAAGTTAGCTTCTGATGTAGCACCCGTTGAAAATTGTGAAAAAGACATTTTATTACCTCACAAGAGATTAGCGGCGTATCGATCCACTTTCCATTGCCTTGAGTATTTCTGTTTGATGCTTTTCAAACGTCTTGTTTGGCATCCTCATAATCTCATCGACAGTCCAGTATTTCTTATCGCCCTTTAAATTAGACTTTCGAGCCTTGGGCATCTTCGGTTCTGCAACCGATTTTGCTCGCTCTAAAGCCTGCTCTTGCAGCGTAGGAGCTGGTGCGCCCATGTCAGTTTTAAACCGTGTAAGTACAGTGTTAACATCATTAGAAGACCCTTCTTGTATCCAAGTCTTCGTTTGAGAATCTGCTTCCTCCAGCCAGTTCAACCAGTCCGCCGTATCAATAATTTGATCGACATCAGGGTGTACCGTCCGAATCCGCTCAAAGTGCTCAGCTTGCGCCTGCTCTTGAATCTGTTGATATTTACTCTGTTCTTGCTCGGCTAAAGCCTCTTTGGCTGCGCCAACTTCATCCTGTGTTCTCTTCAACTCGTCAAGTAAAGGTCCAGCTAGATCGGGGTAATCTTCCCTTATCTGAGCCAGCTTACTTTCGTCTTTCGAAGACTCCACAAGTTGACCTTTCAACTCAGTAATACTTCTGATCAGGTCGGCATTTTGCCGCTTCAAGTCAGCAGTTTCCTGCGTTGCTTTGGTCATTCTCGCCTGTGCGCCCTTCATAGCTTTCTCGGCTTTTTGCAAAGCCAACTTCAGTTCAGAGTCATCGCTGCGTACCGACTCTTCATCTGTGTCCTCATCCGCCTGAACTTCAGCCATATCCGTGGGATCGGGGGCTTCTACTTGCAACTCTTCGGGTTCTTCTGGGGTATCCTCTAGAGGTTGATCCGCCTCTGGGTTCTCAGTCCTACCTTTAGTCATTTGCTCGTACAGTTCTCGTGCTTCAGCTTCCAGTCGCGCTGGGTCATTTCTCTTTGACATTGTTATTTCCTTCGAGTCCCACATTGGGATATTCGTTAGTCTATTGCGGATGTCCTTTTAGGGGTCCGCGCTTTGTCTAGAACGGCTTTTGCCGCGTCTTCAAGGTCAAGCATGAAGCGAAGCTCTAATAGCCTGCCCTGCTCGAACCTAAAATTTGTCTCATCTGCTTTTTCTAACAACGCCTGAGCGCTGTCGAATCTGGCTTTAATTAAGTCAGAAAGGAGCTGCCATTCCGGCGTCAACCTGAGGCGGAGGACCGCCTGCGCCTGCTCCTTGTTGCATTTGAGCTTGCTGTAATTGCTGCTGTTGCTGCTGTAATTGCTGCTGTTCAAGAGCTACTTGCTCCTCAGTCTTTATAATATCGTCGGGTTCAATATCCATACTGGAGGCAATATCTCTAAGCAGCTGTGTGCGCTTAATAACACCGCTCTGGTCTTCACCAACAATGGACAGGAACTGAAGCAACCTTTGGCTTTGGATCTCTTTCTGAACAAGAGACGTGCTGCCTCGTGCAACAATTCGAAGGTCACCCTTTGACTTCTCGTTAGTTCCGAACTCCATATTGAAGTGGAACAAGCTCTCAATCATTGGCTCAATCAAGAAGTCATCAATGTTTTTGATCGTGCTCTTTAGTGCAATGTTTGCCGCACCCATAAGCATCGACATACCGGTAGCTGTTTTGTTAAGACCCTGAGTCTGCTCACCATGTGTGTAGCTTGGAAGCGACGTGGTCTCGTCAGCGAATCGACGGAATATCTCTACAATCTGGTTCAGTCCGTTAGCATTTGCTACTGGCTGATACCATCTGACAGCAGGCATAGATCCGTCTCCACCTTCTCGGAGAAATACTCTCCAAGGGTGGATGTCGGTCGGGTCTTCTCCTGCTGCTAGCAAGTCGGTGTTTACCTCAACCATAGGACCAGAAGACAACGCCATGTTGTCCAGCCAGATCCGTGTTGCGGTATTCATAGTTCCCTGCGAGTCACGCATCATTCGCGGTACGCCTGTACCCCAGAACTGGTGCGGGCTGCGCTCATAAGGGAAGATGTGGTATGGCATCTTGTATCCAGCTATAGGATTCAACATGACCTTTAATACTTTGCCGTCGCATACCCATACACAAGCCGAGTAGTCATCTGACAAGTCAGAGCCTTCCTCAAGCTCAATGCCGTGCTCTTCAAGCTCGTAACCGTCTACTGTCCCCCAATACTCCATAACAACGAAGCGGTTGGATTCAGAGTTCTCGTTAATACCTGCAATTCTTCGGCGGGTAGTTTCGTGATCCTCTTCAGTGTGATTGCCACTGCGGTGAATCTTAAGGAGATACTTAACCATCTCGCCGTCAAACTGCGGAAGATCAGCTAAGTCTCTCATCTGTCTACGAGTCAGGACATGACGACGGAACAAACCATCGCAATCATCTAGCGTAGTGCAATATGGATCTGGGTATAGATCAAAGATGCTGACGCTCTCAACTTCCGGAGCAACAGTTTCGACAACATTTAACGTGTAAGCTTGCTCACCTGTCTCAGGGTTTAACACCTGAGAGTAGGACTGCTTCTGATCTATACGTACAGTGCCTGACTTAACAGCACCGGAGCCAAAGATACACGCTTCAAGCATGCTTTCTTTTAGCTTCATTTCCGCGTTGGTCTCAACCAGTTGATCTTCAATATCAATGGTCATGGACTCGGCGGCTTGCTTTGAGATTTCTTTTTCAAACTCTAAAAGCTCTACCTCTATCTCTTCCATTCGGGCGGCGACCAAGTCCTGATTCATCATAGGATCTTGACCACTAGCCTGCATGATCTGATCCATAGCCATCTGGCGCATTTGCATCGCCTTCAGAGGATCGATCTGCGGAACAGGGGTTGGAGTTACTGAGAAGAAAATATCGCCGTGCTGAAACAACAGGTCAATGATTCGGCTGTAAGCAGCCATTACTTTTGTTCTTGTTAGCCCGACGAATACTTTTGATCGCGATCCAGATGCAGCGTTTAAACGTGCAAGGACATCAGGCTCATAGATACCCTGATACTGGCGCAAGTCTTTTAGCCACTCGTTTTCTGTTTCTTTACGAGCGTCTTTATACTCTTGGAATGTACCGGCGAGGCGAGACCCCAGACTCTGCATGCTCTGCGCTTGCGTACCGTCTGCTTCCTTCTCAACTACCTCGTCTTCATCAAACTCAGCATCATGCATAGATTAATAGCCCGTCACAGGATCTAGCGATTTAAATCGTTTTTGTATAGTCCGGTGCCGAGGTCTCGGCATAGAAGCAAGTCCATGCAAGGCAATGGCATACGCCATCACCCTGTCATCATAACATCCATTTTGGGAATTGTAACTTCCTTTATCATCAATGATATAGGTTCGCAACTCATTTAGTAATTCGATGTCTGCAACGCCACTTTCGCCCTGTCTTAAGAGTGTTGCAAGGTTGTCAACGATGAGCGGCTTAGTCTTACTGGTAGTAAGGAAACCCCCACGTTTTGTCAAGCGATCTCCGTAGGCGCCATCGACCGAACTCTCTACAAATAGATTTGCATATCCCAGATCTTGTATTTTTCTGAGCGTGCCTAGACCGTGGTTGTTTCGCTCTACTACTATATATGCATTGTTATACCGCTTACCCAGCATCGCAACTAGAGCGCCATAATCAAAAGGATCGATGTGTCCGTGCCAGCAAGCAACTTGATTACCCTTAGAGTCTAGGATCTGGGCACAGCTGTAATCGCCATAGGCGAGACCTTCCGCAACATCCACACCGATGACATAGTTCTCTTCTCGGAGAGGCGGATACCACTCCTGATAGTTGCCGTGTTCTCGCGGTATCAAGGTGCCATCAATGATGTCGCCATAAAAGTCTGCGGTGTAGCAATTACTTTCACATTGAGATATCGCGGTCTCTTCAACGAAACACCGACCGGAGGTCAAAAATGCTTCCAGCGGGGTACTAGGGTATTCCTGTCTAAAGAGATCAGTGCCACCTAGCTCGTCGAGTTTTGCGCGCCTAAATGAAAGCTGCTCGTCGTCTAAATTATATTTCTGGGCAAGCTCATACTCTTCGGGGGTGGCTACAAAGTACGGCGAAACTTTTTTTCTGTACTCGGGCATCCAGTACCAAGGAATGAAACACGTAATCCACTCGGACTCTCCGCGTAGCGATTTCATGACCTGATCGTAGAACCAACCGCCCGCCCCGTTCGCCGTGCTTTCTAGTATTACTTCAGTGTTGTATCCGCCGACGGTCTGCAATAGACCCGCGACTATGTCTGATCCTTGAGGGTAGAAGGCAACCTCTGATCCGTGGACGAATCTGTTTGTTTGTCCTCGACCAGTCTGGGTAGACCTTGCGGTTCCAACCCGATATCGCGAGTTGATCTCATCAAATACGAGCGTTGACGCCGACTGAGAAGCGAGCGGAGGTTTGAATGCTGGATGCGGGACATTGTCATAGAAATATCGGACCATATTGAAAATAGCGTTAGTAGATTCTGC